AGTGTTTGCATTTAAAGCATTAACTCCTACAGCTACATTAACATTACCACTTGTATTAGCTCTTAAACTATGTTTACCAACTGCTACATTACTATCAGCTGTATTATTTTCTAAAGCTTCAACACCTATAGCAACATTACTTGCTCCTGATGTAGTGTCTAGTAAAGCTGCTCTACCTACAGCAACATTATCACTACCCGTTGTTAGTTTACCTGCTGCTTCATAACCAACAGCAGTATTATTAGAGCCTGTTGTATTTGCATCTAAAGCAGTAGCACCAACTGCTGTGTTTTGAGCCCCTGTAGTGTTTGCTAAAAGTGCATCTTTACCTACTGCTGTATTATTATCTGCGGTAGTATTAGCACCTAGAGCATCGTGTCCAACTGCTACGTTATTTTTACCAGATGTATTAGCATCCATTGAAGAAGCACCTACTGATGTATTATTTCTACCATCATCACCAGTGTTTGTTTTTAAAGCTTGTCTACCAACTGCTGTATTATTACTAGCAGTCGTGTTAGCAACTAAAGCATCTTGTCCTAATGCTGTGTTTGAACCTCCTGTAGTATTTGCTGCTAAAGCTCCATTTCCTATAGCTGTATTTACAATACCTGTAGTGTTTGCTTCTAACGAACTTTTACCTAGAGCTGTGTTTGAATAACCAGTAGTATTTGCTAGTAAAGCGTTGTACCCAACTGCTGTATTATTACCTGCTGTAGTATTTGCATTAAGTGCTTGTGAACCTATGCCTGTATTATTTTGACCAGTTGTTGTTTTTTCTAACGCAGTAAAACCTACTGCTGTGTTATGGTTAGCATCATCATTATTTTGTGTATCTAAAGCAAAATAACCTACAGCCGTTGACCTAGTTCCTGTATCTTCCGCAGTAAGAGCATTATATCCAATAGCTACATTATAATCACCTGTAGTTATTGCAGCACCTGCATTAGAGCCTACAACAACATTTCTTTGACTTCCACTTGCCAATGCAGCACCAGCACCATCACCTAATCTTACATTGTTACTACCTGCTGTGCTTGTAATAATTTGACCAACAAAAGTAGCATTACCACCCTCTGACATATCAAGAACTAAAGCATTTATATTTGACCCACCATCACTACCTGATAAATAAATATCGCCATCAGATACCATGTTTTGTATATATAAATTAGCAGGTGTTGCATTAGTATATATAGAACCCCAATGTGTTCCACCATTTAATAATTTTATATCTGCACCATCTGCATCAAGACTAATATCTCCACCAACATCAAGTGTAAAATCACCTGCATCAGAAATAGTAGAGCCATCAATAGTAATATCATCTACTGTAAGTGTTGTAAGAGTACCTAAACTTGTAATATTTGGTTGTGCTGCTGTACCAAGTGTTCCTATAATACTTTGTGCAAATGTTACTTGCCCACCATCAGCTATGGTCATGGCATCATCTCCATCAGTATATTCTATAAGAGGAGTTTGAATGGAAGAACTGGTTTCAATGATACCACTTGTTTCTAAATTTAATGCAGCAAAAGCATCTATAACTGCTGCTCCTGAACCTGCTCCATCAGAATAAACTACTCTAGTTTTACCAGAAGGTATTGTTACATTAGAACCACTACCTTGTGATATATTTATTGATTGAGAACCTGATGTTGCATTTTCTATAATCCATACTTTAGATACAGTATTAGGTGCAATAGTGAGTGTTCTTGTAGCAGATAAATTACCAGATGAAGTAACTTTTAAATAAAGACTTCTTACTGGGTCTGTTGCTCCATCAGCTATAGTAGTTGTTACATCAGCATCAGAACTAAAAGATGCTTCTGTGCCATAACTAAAAGCTTCTGCAATTAGTTCTAAATTTGTATTTGTAGTATCACCCCATGTTCCACTAGCATCGCCAGTAGCCATTTCGTTTAATCTTAAATCATTTACATATGAACTTGCCATAATTTTTCCCTTTTATTAATTAAGCTACTTCACTCCAATCTGGAGTTTGTGAAGTAGAAACTTCTGAATAACTTGCTGTTTGTGTAGTTGATATATCTTGATAGTCTGGTGTTTGTGTATCATTAATAATAGTCCAGATATTAACACCTTGTATTTGACCAGTACCAAATACTCCTGTTATATCAACAACTGATTTAGCTATTACTGTTTCATCACCTAGTGTTGTTGTACCTACTAAACCAGTAACTGATAATATATTAACACTTATTGTACTAACTGTTCCTAATGAACTTGTAGCACTTAAACCTGTAGGAGATACAGTAGCTCCTGCAGAAACTGATTCATCACCAAGTGTTCCTACTGAAGCAGAACCAGATACACCTGTTACTGCAGCACCTGCTGTAATAGCATTACCAAGTGCTGATGTACCTGCTAATCCTGTTGTAGATGTATTTGCACTTGCTGCAACTGTTTCACTACCTAAAGCTGATGTACCTACATTTCCTGTAACAGATATATTAGCTACACCAATAACAGTTTCGCTACCAAGTGCTGATGTTGCACTTACTCCAGTTACACTAACTAAAGCTTTTGCTATTACTGTTTCGCTACCAAGTGCAGTAGTTCCTGCAACTCCAGTAACAACAACTGGTATAGGTTCACCCCAAGTAAGTTGTCCCCAGGTCCCTCGACCCCAACCAGTTATATTAGCCATAGGCTACTAAGCTATTCTTATAATAGCATTTGAAGCATCTGCTGTAGGAAACTGTATAGTAAAATCTCCTGCTGTTGATGTTTTATCGCCACCAAAAGCTAATACAGCAACTGCTGGGTCTCCTGAAGCACTATCATTAAATATTAAAGCTCCATTAGCAGTTATAGTAGCTGTACTAAATGTTAAATCTGCAAAGTCTGTTAAAGCAGTTGTGCCTGAAGTTGATGGGTCAACTCTAGTTAAAGTACCGCCTTTAGCTGAATAACCTGTACCACTAACTTCATTAGAAGTAGTATATGCAGTAGTAGAAGCACCTAGTGATGCTGAACTTGTATATAGTGCTAATTGAAAAGTACTACCACCACTATTTTTAAAATTATGTACACCTTCTAATAATTCTTTTTTAAATGAAGTACACATTGCTTGTGAAATTGCCATTAAAGTCTCCTTATAATATCAGCCATATCTTTATGACCTTGTTTTTGTAATAATCCTGCTACAGTAGCTCTATCACTAGCTATAGCTTGTTTTAAATATAAAAGTACAACTTGTGTCATACTATCTTTAAATGCTTGTGCTTGTGCTTTAACCATAGGGTCAGCATTATCACTAATAGATATTAGTCTATCTATAATTCTTTCAGTCCAGTATTCAGGACTTAAACCTTTGTTATTAGTAGTCTTAACATTTATATCACCAACATTACTTGTTATATCTACACTAAACATTATGTTACCTGTTGTCTTACAGGACCAGTCCTATAATTATCTTTAGTATTTTTACCTTCGGCAAATACTTTTAACCTTGCTATAGCTTCTTGAAACCTTTTATCATAGTTAGCCATAACATCAGCTTCTCCTTTCATAAAAGTATATGCTTCAACTAATGAGCCATATAATAAACAATCTGGTGCATTTGTGCCTAAATAACTCGTACCATCACTACTTGTTGTAATAGATGTTGGTCTATATTCATAATGTAGTTCTGCTGTAAAATTTGCATTAGGTGTTGGTGCTACAATAAAACTATCTTCATCAAATCTAGCATAATATTTAGGAACACCAGTTGTAGAACTATTAGGATATGCTTCTCTTATAAAAGCTACATCTTTAAATAATAAATATTCGTAACCACTATTATCTACTGCTAATGAATGTGAAGATAAAAAGTCTGTAGGTGTTGATAAATACTGATTACCAGATGTTAAAGTACCTGTAACATTTTTTCTAAATACTGGTAATGATACAAGTTTTTGTATTCTATCTTCTGTATTAACAATAAATTCATCTAAATTATTTACAAAAGTAGTTTCTGTATTATTAGTATAGTCTTGTATTGCTGTTTTTAATGTTGTAAATGTCCAAGCCATTATTCTGTACTCACTTTAACTGTTCCTATTTTTGTTCTTAAAACTAAACCTGTACCTGCTACAGGGTCAAAACCATAATATTCAGTAGATGATTTTTTACCTCTATCAGGTCTTGGATTATATAACGATTGATTATCTGATGTATCTATTTCACCAATCTTTAATTGTGGATGGTCTATATCAAAACAATCATCACAAACTCTTAATCCATTACGAATACCATCTTCTATTTCATATCTTAAATCTTTTAACTTATAGGTAAATCCACATCTATCACAATCGCCTAAAGCTTTTTTTCCAACAGCGTAACTCATCTATAAACATTCATATCAGGAACAAATTTTACAGGTGCTTTTTCTCTATCAGCATCACTAACATCATTCCAAAGTTCATCATATCTTTGTTTAATTATACCTATTCTATTTTGTGCTTCAGGTATTTTATTAGCTAAATTAAAAGCTAAAGCATATGTAAGGCATGGTAAATATCTACTAGGTACATCTGCATTATTACTTGCTACATTACCTGCATCTTCTATTCTTTGAATATAGTCATAAACTAAAGTATATGTTTCTGCAGAATCAGGTGTTGCCCATAGCACTATACTATTAGAACTTGTACCTTTATCTACAAAAAATTGTGTTGGTTTAGATTGCAGTAATTTACTAGCTTGATGATTATATTCTGTTCTTGATATTCTATTTAATCTTTGGTCAAATTGATTATCTGTATCACCTGCATCAGTTCTTATAAAAGCATCTACAACTTCTAAAGCACTAGATTCTAAAGTATATGTATTTGTACCAGCAGTTAGTGTTTGTGTAGCTTGTTCTATTTTCCAAAGATTTAAACCTTTATTTTGCCACTCTAAAAAAATAAGATTAAGAGCTCTTTTAGCTCCTTTATAATCATAACCAGAACGCATTTCACTACCACATATATCATAGGCTTCTTCCATAATATCGCCTAAATCTAATGTAAATGCTGTTGTTCCACTTGTTGCCATTATTTACCTTTCTTTTTTCTAATTGCTTCTTTACCTTTTTTAGCTATAGCTGCTTGTTTAGTTTTACCCGCAACTTTAGCTCTTTGTTCTAATACAGTTAATATTTGTATTTTACGAGCAAAAGGTTTATTTATTCTTTTAACTTTTGCTACAGTTGCTCTAGCATCTTCTGGAGTTTTAAATTTAATACTAACTGTATCTTTTGGATTTTCATCAGTATATAACCTACGACCTGAGCCTTTAGGTTTTTTACCTGTTCCTACTTTAGGGTCTCTACGCTTTCTCAATTAACACTTCCACCTTCTACGAGCTTGTCTAATTCTTGAATTAGGGTCGTTTCTAGTTTTAGCTGAACTGCGTTTAAGTTGTCCTAAAGACCTTGCACAGTAAGACTTTCTGCGTTTTGCAGCCTTACTACCTTTTTTTACTTTACCTGTTACTGCTGTTTTTAACTTAGAACCAGGATTTAAACGCCTATAAGCTTTAACACCAGCTTTTGTCATACCAGCACCAGATTTAGTAGAACGAAAGTTCTTTTTATTTCTAGGAGGCATTTTAGCCTGTTTTCTCATAGGCATAATTACAAGTTAAGACTTACCGCCTTTAGCATAGCTTTTGGTTTTCATCATGCGTTTTGTGTTTTTACCACCACGCATACCACCTTTAGTTTTCATGGTTCTTTTACCACCAGCCATACCACCTTTGGTTCTCATTTGTATTCTTTTACCTGCAGCATAACCTTTGTTTTCCATAGGTTTGTCATTAGTCATTCTAGTACTCATACCCATACTAAACATTCTTTTGACATACTGTTTATTAGATTCAGCACCCATTTCAGTTGCTCTTGGTTGTCTGCCTCCAGCCATACCACCTTTTGGTTTCATTTTCATAATTAATTACCTTATTTAGATGCAGCTTTTTTAGGTCGCCCTCTTTTTTTAGCTGCGGGTTTTTTAGTTGTTTTCTTTTTTGGTTTTTTACCACCAACATAAGCTTCATTTACATCAGGAGTTGATGGGTCATCAGCTACATAATGACCTTTGTCATTTCTAGCTCTAACACCATTCATCTCATCACATTTGCGTTGTGCATCTGCTAAATCTGGGTCTGGACCAAATATTGGTCTCCATATACCATCATCTGAAGCTTCTAAAACTTTATATTGCGGTGGAAATTCACCTGTTTCTGATATTATATAATTTGCCATAATAAATCCTAATTAATCAGAATATACTTTAACCATCTCTAAAACGATAGAATAAGTATCTCCTGAAGAGTGTCCTTTAGTAGTAAACAAAATATCTCCTGTTTTACCACTACCTGCATTATTTGGTAAACCACCAAAGTCTTTAAAGTCCATATGTCCATTACTACTTTCAGCAAGTTCCATCAAAAGAACATTACTTGTAGCATCTAAAAATAATTGAACAGACATACCTACAACAGCATGGCTAACTCGCATTACTCTAACCTCAGAACAAGCTACACCTGCTGAGTTAGAAGCCAAGGCAGATACATCTACCTTGGCTACTGCTGATTCTCCTGTGCCATCGCTGACATTGGTAAATTTCATAACGCAATTTCTTTCACCATCTATTATGGTTTGTGAAGTTACTGCATCAGCCATAATTTACTCCTATTAAGATTGGTCAGTAAATGCTGGAGCATCTGCACCTTCTTGATTACCCCAGATATACCAGTTGGTTGAATCTTTGGCTAGTATATTAATTTCAAATATACCAAAATCAGTCAAAGTTAATATAGAGTTTGAGTCACCATCAGAATATACAGATACATTGTCTGCATTTGAATCTAAGTGAACAATACCACCTATATAGAAGTTAGTGTCTGAACCTGTATCAATGATAAGGTTTTCTGTTTCTTCTGCTGCACCACCATAGATAATTTTAAAATAAACTCCTGCTGATGGTGAAGGAAGTGTTAGTGTGCAGTTTTGACCTAGTGCTGGAACTACTGATATCCTGCCACCATGTGTTGCTGCTGTTAATGAAATAGCTGCTGAATCAGCTAATGCTACAGGTGCTACTTGCATCCCTGAACCATCTAAAGTAAATGATGTAGATACTGCTCCTGTACTTGAATTTTTTGAAATGACTTTAAAGCCATTCTCAGACCTTACTGGTCCATTAAAAGATGTATTTGCCATTTTTTTCTCCTAAAAGAAAATATCTATCGTCTTGGCTTGTCTGCTAGGTCAGTCGATAGATGTGTTAATAAAATACCTAGATTTGTAATATAACATAAAAAAGGGGAGCGTGTGCTCCCCTTAACAGTTCTTACGAACTACCTGGTGAACCAAAGATACCTAGTGGGTCAGATACACCGAAAGAATATCTTTCTCTCGCTTTATATCTAACATTACCAGTATCGAAGTCTCCATCCATAGTAGTAGTCATAGGAGCTCTAACAAAATGCTTCATTCCATCTGGAACATCTGTTGTGATAAAGAAAGCATTTGTATCAGTTAAATAATGATTAACTGAATAACCTTCTGGTATCACACCATTAGTTTTTACTGCATTTATGTCATTGTCAGCAGTTCCTACTCTATAATCACTTTGTAACAATCTAGTTGCTACAAACTGTAAATCACTAGGAATAATAAGCTTTCTAGCTTTTGCTGCAATTTTTAGACCTCTTTCATCAGTCCATTTGCCAATTTGAATGATTGCATCTTCTAAAGATGTTTCATTTAAATCTGCACCTGTTGATGGTCTATTACTATTGGTACTGCCGTTTACAAGTGGGTGAGCTGTGCTAAATAAAGCGACACCATCACCAGAAGAAAAAGTAGTTGAGAATCCATTATTTAATGGAAACGCTGCTTTTACTTGCTTTGTATAAGACATAGCTCTAGCTAATGCTTTAGTATATCTAGCTGATACTGATACATAGAGGTTATCCTCCATAGCTTCTTCAGTAATACTAAATCCTAAACCAATAGTTTCGTGAGTATATCTTGCGACAAAAGATTCTTGTGCTGTATCGTAAACGATAGCAGAACCTTCATCTTTGACTGGAGCTGCTCCAAAACCAGATAACTTTAACTCTTCTTCAAAACTTCTTTCTGAGTTTTCAGTTACATAGATTTCTTCGTGCTCGTTCTCATAACGATTATATTCTTCTCCGAATAATGCGTTAAGACCAGGTAAGAGTTGTTTTAACTCGTTAGCTCTTGAAATAGCTGCCATAATTTATCTCCCTTAACCTATACCTGTTGTATTTAACAACTGGTGTCCGACATTAAACATTACTAATACATCTGTGAAAGAATCACCAATCGCACTATCTGGTCCGTCAACAAAGTCAACGATTTTTACAGGTAGTGTATTAGTGGTTGCTACAGTAGATATATCAACCGAATTTTTGCTAGTACCTATTGCTGTACTTCCTGCAGTTTGCACAACAGCACAGTTCTTACCAAGGTCATCTTGGTCGGCTGCACCATCACATTGCATTTGCATAAGTATAAATGGGTCAGTAGCAACATAAGCTACAATATCATCTGCAGCAGTTGATGCTGGATAATATTGATTTGGCGTAAATTGGTTTGTATTTGGGTCTGTGTAAGCACAACCAAGGAACACACCAATAGGTGTTAAAGCTGTTGTACCAGTATCTTTTTGGATAGTGGTATTAGGGTTATCATCACCCCACTTTACGAAATCTCCATAGAATATGGATGTACCATACGCATTTTTAATTTTGTAATGTGTAACTTTTCCTTGATAGGGACTTCCAACTACAGTACCAACTGGTCTGGCTCCATGTGGAGCTGCACTTGATGCCATAATTTTCTCCTAAAAAAAAATATTAATATATCAAGATACTATGAATCTTTACCAAATGTTGTTCGTGATTTTCTCTCAAAAACTTGTTTGGTAGCCATTCTTGAATCTTGGTCCTTAAAATAAGTGTTATCGACAGATTCCATTTGAGATTGTGCTAATTCCGAAAAATATTCATCTCTAGCTTTCGCTTTTTCTTCTGGCATCTTACATAACAGTTGTCCACCAATTTCAACATTACCTTTCTTTGACCATTCAGAATTGTGGTCCATCATATGAATTTGAAGTTCTGGGTGGTCCTCTAATCTACAAGGTTGCCATCCTTCCCTTAATTTTCTTGATACATTAGGATTATCAGTTTGACCTAAAAGGCTAGTTCTAATATACCTAAAGACCCATCCTTCTTGTGGTGTTGGATTTGGTAAGTTTGATGGATTTTCCCAACTTTGTACTCGTTGAGCAGCCTCTCGGCTTTCTATTTCCCTAGGGGTACGCTCTACTGACTCTTCAGTATTTTCAAGTTCTTTATTATCTTGTTCAGACATTTTAAGACTCCTTTAATAATTGATTTGCATACTGCTCAGGCGTTATATTAAGTCGCTTTGCGAGAGCAACTTGGCTTTGAGTCAGATGTATTTTGCGAGGAGGTTTACCGCTATTCCTCGTTGCGGGTGCTACAGGATTTACTACCTGCCTTCTAGGTGTTTCTACAACTGGTTCTGCTTCCGCAGTTTGTTGTGTAACACCAAAGAAACTTGGAAATTGTTTTCTCATACCTGCATCAACTTCAGAATAATATTTCTGGCTATCCTTTGCAGGGTCGATACCATTAGCTTGTAAAGATTGGTCTATGTACATAGCATATGATGTCATTTCTTTGTGTATTGGTTCAGTACCCATAAACCATGGATTTTTTTGCGACCAAGCATCCATATCTGGGTCTGTAATTTTTTGTTGTGGTTGTATTTGTGGTTGCACAGGTTGTTGCTCTACAAAATTAGATGCAACATTTTGTTGCAATTGTTCTGCATAATTAGCTGATTGTTGTTCTGCTAATGTAGCATTTGCTATTTCAGCTTGTGCTTCTGCCATTGCATCAGCATTACCTTCTTCATATGCTTTTTTGTATTTTTCTTGTGCGTTATATTTTGCCCATTGTGCATTATGTAATGCTTGTTGATTTAATACATCTCCACCTTGGTCAACTACACTTTGTAATTTTTTATTTTCACTAATTAAAGTTTTTAATACTCTAGTAGCTTCTTGTGATTCTCTTACAGCAGCTTCTTTAGCTCTTCTTTCTTCGTGATATTCATATTTTATTTTATTAATTCTATCACCAGCAGCTTTACTATAATCTGCTATTTCTTTATCTAAAGTTTCATCATCAACAGGTTGTTCTTTAGTTTCAACTTTAGGTGCTCTTCTATCCTCTTCAGGTCTTTCATCAATAACTTCTACTTCAATATCTTTTGGAGAAGAAGTATTAATTTCACTTGCTACACCAAAAAATTTATCTTCTGATGTTTGTTCTGATACAGGTTCTGCGTTTGTATCTATTACTTGTTCTATACTTTCACTCATGCTCTAACTACTCCTGTTGGGTCATCGACTACTGCTTCCACAGTATCATCGTTAATTAAACGAAACTCTTTACCATACATTTTCATTCTAGTACCTGAATAAGCTCTAAATATTACCCAATCACCTTCTTTACACCAAGGTCCAGTCGGAAATCTTTTTTTATCAACATATGCTTCTTTACCTAATTTTAAAACATAACCACAAATATTTGATGTTTCTTCATCAACTCTAGTTTGACTAGCTTTGATAATGCCACCATCTGTAGTTTCTTTAGCTTCAGGCATAGCAATAAGTATTTTCCATCCTTTAGGCATTGGTAGTTGGCTTTTAACCTCAGCAGTAGGCTCAGGTTTTTTAACGCTTTCTGGTTTTGGGATATTTACTTTTTTATCTTTATCCATATTTTGCACGACATAAGGTGTCGAGTTCCTATTCTTTTAAGTGTTGTTCTTTCCAATCAAGAACTTCACGCTCCGCAAGAGCTAATCCTTCTATAACTCCTGTCAATTTTTTGTATTCAGAAAAGTCTTTACAACTTCCTGTTGAGATATGGTCTGAACATTCATGCATCATATCTCTTAATTTTTTAATTAAAAAGGTAGATAGTGATTGCTCATTAATATCATTACTCATTCAATTTGCTATCTTCTACTATATTTTTAGCAATGTCAAGTCCTGTTTTGTAATCATCTAATACTTTTTGTTCTGCTCTTTCTTCTCTATCTATCAAATCGCTAGCAATTTGCTGTCCTATTTTCAAACCACTTGTTTCTTGTTGAGCTTCAATTCTTTTTTCTTCAAGCTCTTTATTGTTCATTGCTTTAACAGTATCTAGTTGTATCTTAGCTTGACCTTCTTGTGTTTTTCTTTGAACTTCAGCTTCTTTAATAGCAACTTCTCTTTCTTTCATTTGTATTAATGGGTCTTGCTGTTGCTGTTGTATTCTTTGTTGTTCTGCTTGTGCAGCATTAGTAGTTGCTACTCTTTGAGCAGCTTCAGCGATAAGTGTAGATAATCTTTTCTCTACATCTGCTGGTAAAGGTTCACCTACTGGAGGTAACTCTACACCCATTTCTCTTTCAACTTGGTCTCTAAACTGTAATGATAAATGTTGCATAATGTAATCAGAACCAGCACTTTGTATAACTTGTGCATTAGGACTTTGTTGTACTTTTGCTTGTATATTTGGGTCTTGTTGTGCAGCCGCTAATGTATTGATATGAGCTTCATGGTCTTGGAACTCATATGCTTGTACAGGCTTACCATTAATAATATTTTGTACTGCAGTAACTGGGTCAACTGGTGGTACTTCATCTTGTGGAGGTACAATAGTTTCTGCATCTTTAATTCCTAATACTTCAAGCATTTGTCTATGTAATTGACCTAAATCATATAGTTGTGGTGCTTGTTGTGCTAATTGCATAGCTGCTTGATACTGCATAATTCTTTGTGCCATAGTTGCAGCATTTGGGTCTGATACAGGTAATACATCTACTCTAGCATCAAAATCTTGTAATTTAATTTGTTGTCCTTCTTCTACTTCATATGGATAAGCAGGTGTTGTAAAGTCTGTTATTACACCAACTAATATTTCAAACTCTCTTTTCATAGAAGAATGTAATCTAGCTTGTACTGCTGACATTACTTTCATGTTTCTTTCTAGTAATGCTAGTGTAGTGCCTACAGGTGCTTGACTATTCATGTCTGCTGTTTTCATATCTGCAATACTTGCAAACCTTTTACCTTCTTCTACTATATTACCTAATAAAGAAAATAATGTTCCTGAAGGCTCTTTATAAGGTAAGAAAGTAATATTATCTCTTATAGCACCACCTGGCACATCTACATCTCTAAACTCTCCAGGCATAATGGGACTATCGTCTCCTTTTATACGCAATCCTCTAGCTTTTAAACCACCAGGTAAATTACTTAAAGTACCTGCATCTACTAATTGTCTAAGTATAGATGTAGCTGATTTTGCTAATCCACCAATCATATGTATTAATCCAAAGCCATAAAACCCTAGTCCTGGTAAATATTGATAGTGAACAAAGTGCATCCTTCTTAATTTAGCAGGGTCATCTTCATAATAGTTTCTTCTAATACTAAGAATAATCCCAGAAGGATGGTCTATAGTTACAACATAAGGTAATGCTATTCCTGTATCTTGACCACTTGCATCTTTATCTTCAAAACCTTTTAAATCTAAATCAACCTGCATTTCTAAGATAGTATGTCTTGTATCATAGCTATAGCTTTCTGATTCACCAGTCATCTCATTATATTTTTTAGTAATATCAGAAGATGTTGGTGTTGCATCTGGTAATTCTATATTTCTATAAAATCCATTAACTTGCATCTTTCTAATGTCATTAGATGACTTTTTCATTACATGAGTAGCTCTTTCACAAGTTTCTAAATCACTTGCACCATAATTAACTACAACATCTTCAGCAGGTACAAATATACCGCTTGGTCTATTTAATGTTGGGTCAAAATAAACTTTTCTAAATGCTGAACCTGCAAGTGGTAGAGAAAATAACATCTTTTCTGTTTCACTTCTATATTCAGTCATTTCATAAGTTAAAAGATAATTAAGATAATCTTGTACTCTTTGGCTTTGTTTTTCTTTAGCAGAATCAATATTACCAACTATTTTAGTTCTTACTGGACCTGAAGCAGGAAATATCTCAGATATAGCCTGTGATTGAAACTTTACTACAGCTTCACTTAACATAGGATGAAATACACCACAAGCTCCATTCCAAGGAGTAGTTCTTTCTTCTATCTTTAAACCTAGTTGGTCTAAGCCTTTTACATAGGTTTCTTCCCATTCTGACCTAGAATCTTTATCTGCTTGAAATGCACTTATTAACTCATTACCTATAGAGGTTAATTCATCTTCATCTATAAAATCTACTAAGTTAGAGTTAAAATCAGCATTATTCATTTGTGATGAACTTGGGTCAAAGTCAATAATCATGCCACCATCATCAGTTTCAGTAGTTTCTATCTCTATATCTAAACCTGATTCTGGTTCCATTTCTACTAGACCATCTATTGGCGTAGCAGGTTCGTATTGTTTTTCTATAGCCAATTTAATCTCCTAGTAATAATCTGCTGTTCTATTGTGTTCTAGTGGCTCATCTTCTTCATCTGAATCAAGAGGAACAAAACCACCTTGCCTAAATCTTAATAATGCTTGCGTACTGCTATCAACTAAATCATCATGTTCCATATTAGGAAATCCAGCAAACTCTTCTATAACTTCTTCTGCCCATCTAGTTGCAGGTGCCCAAATAACTCCTGAAGCAAATAGGTCTGATACAGCGTTTACTCTTGATATTTTGTCATTACCACGACTAGGTGTATATTCTTGTACAGGAATACCAGTTGCTCTTAATTCAAATATAAGAGGCATCCCTGCTGCTTTAGCTTCTACAATAAAAGCATCAGGCTTATAAGCATTGTACTTTTCTAAAGCTGTTTTCTTTAAATCTGGGAACTCTAAACGCTCTTTATAAGCATCTAGTAGTATTAGTTGTGGAGCAACAAGTCCTTCATCATTCTCTTTATAAAACACTCCCCATGTGGTACAAGCTGAATAGTCAGCTCTTTGTGTTTTAAGAAAGGCTGTGTCCCATGATTGAATAATAAACTCACAATCTGGGGGATTTATACCATCCCATGTTCTCCACCATTCTCGCTTAACAAGAGCACTTTCTTCAGAAGTAGGGTCTTGTTGATACTGAGCCATCCACTTAGAATTAGGCAGTTCAGCTCTTAAAGCTTCTAATTCTTCTATTTTCCAAAAAGCACTCCATAAAGGCTTTCCAGAAGGTAATATTGCAGGTAGCTCTATAACTTCCCATTGGTCGGCTCCGCCACGCTTTATACTAGCATCTACAACTTGTCCAGTTAGGTCTTTATTATGCCATCTTGTCATTACTACAACGATTGCACCATTAGGCTGTAAACGCTGTCTAGGACCAGATGTGTACCATTCGTAGGTACGATTAAAAACATTGATATCTGCTGAAGCTCCCTCTTGTTCTGAGTGCGGGTCATCGATGATAAGCAGGTCTGCACCTTTACCAGTAACAGCACCACCTACACCAATCGCAAAATATTCACCGCCTTTGTTCGTATTCCAACGACCCGCAGCTTTGGAATCCGACTGCAAACTAACATTGGGGAATATACGCTTAAAATCTTTGCTTCCCACAAGGTTTCTAACCTTTCTACCAAAGCCTACAGCTAGTTCTGCAGTATGTGCGGTTTGAATTATCTTTTTTTCTGGCTTACTTCCTAAGAACCAAGCAGGTAAAAGATAAGATGCGAACTCGGATTTAGTGTGTCGAGGAGGCATATTGATAATTAAACGCTTTAAATCGCCATTAGCAACACGCTCAAAGGCATCAGCCATGATTTTATGATGCGGACCCTCTATAAAAGCACTCCACATCTCTTTAACAAAGTGCATATAGTCGTCTGCACACCTCTCACGAGCTTTTGCTTCCTCTAATTCATCCAATAAACCTAGTAACTCTCTCTTTTCATCTAAAGAAAGGTTCTGTACTT